CTAGTTTCCCTTCGTTACTGCCCTCGCCCACTCCTGCAGATACTCGAGCGCGGCTTGGTCCTGCTTCATTCCTCGGCGGATATCCCAAACAGCCCGTCCAGAATCTGCACTGAGTTCGACGCTGGCTGCATCGCCCATGCTGCCGGAGCTGGTGGCGGCGGACACGATGGCGTCGTTACGGGCGAGGGTGACTTCGATTCGCAGGCGGCGACGCTCATCGTCAGCAGAGCTATACAGACGCTCGAGGCGATCGTTTTCGGTGAGTGCATGGGTCAGTTTCTCGGTTGATTGTTTGTCGGAGGTGGCCAGACGCTGCTCGAGTGCGAGCCGATCGGCCTGCTGCTTGAGGATCACCGAGGCATTGGCCTCGGCAACCTGTCGCAGATGGGTCTGGTGCTCGGCCTGTGCCTTCGAGGCATCAGACTGAGCCGATAGCACCCGGATCTGCTGCCCGCCGGCTACAACGGCCAGAGCCAGCAGCCACCAGGCCAAGCTCGGCACGAACTTCAGCCAGGCGGTCATGGCTTGCCCTCGAACAGCGCGCGCTCGGCAGCCCGGCGCTTCACCAAACCCGGAAGCTCTTTGCCACCTGCCTTTGTCCAGCGATCGAACTGAGCGGCGGCGGCCTTGTAGTCGCCGGCGTTCAGCAATCGCAGCAGCGTCGAATTGCCGAGATTGGCGGCGCCCAGGTTGTAGGTGAAGGAGACCAAAGCGTCGAACTGGCCCTGCGTCAGTGGCACCTTTACCAGGCGCAGAACCTGATCCTCGAACCGCTTCACGTCGGCGCGCAGCAGATCCTCAGCGCGCTCCTTCGTGATGGTCTGGCCTGGCTTCACGCCTGCAGTTGTGCCATATCCGATCGTCCAGACATCGGCCGGGCATTTATAGGCGGACAGGCGCAAACCCTCGAAGGACTTGATCAGGTCAAGCCCCTTCTGTGATGTGTGCATGATTTTCTTCCAGGCAGAAAAAAGCCCCGACTGGCGGGGCTGTTAGGCGAATACTAGGGTGTGGGCTCCGACAGGGATCGGGTTAACCGCCTGCGTCCATGTCAGCTCAACCGTTTCCGAGCCAGAAAAGCTCATTGCAGACTTTGGTACAGCCGCCGCCCCGTCGATGGCCAAGGAGGTAAACGGCACGTCCGCTATGCTCGAAAACGGGCCGACTATGGTCATGTACATAGCTCCAGAGGCCCACTCTATCGACTGCAGCTCTCCACGCGCTCCGCTTACGTTCGCAGCCCCGGCAAACACATTGGCGAACTGCGGAGTAATCGACCCATATATCCCCTTGTAGAAACCAGTAACCCCCGAGGCCACGGTGCTTGCAGCAGAGCTAAGCGACACATTTACAGGCGCGGCAGTAGCCCGCGCAAAGCCCGCCACTACACCGGGCATCATGCTGCCACCGTCTGGCCGATCACGTCCCATACGTCCGGGCCGGTCTTCTTGAGCGTCACGGTCATGCGGGCAGCCATGCTGAGCGTGCCGCCAGAGGGGGCGTTCAGCGTTACGCCAGTCGCAGCGGCCAGAGTGATGTTGCCCTGCGCGCGGATGGTGATCTCGGTGCCGATCTCAAACGCCACGGATGCGTTTGCCGGAACCGTTAGCGTGATGGCACTTGTGGTGCCTGGGCGCACGTAGTTCCATGCGTCGGTCAGGGCCAGCGTGCGGGTTGTGGCTGTGCTGATGATTGAGGACTTGTCCTGCTTGGTGGCGGGGTTGAAGTTGCCGGAGTGCCAAGCTTTAACCCAGGGCGACCACGTAGTTCCGTTTAAACCTCGCCAAGACAGGTCACCCGAGCTAGACGGTGTGGCGTATGGCCACGCTATTTGCGTCATCGCTTGACCTGGCAGGCGCACATAGTTCTGGAGATAACAGTAGTTTCCGCTGCCAATATCTGGAGCGTTCGCCACGCCCCCTCCCCCCGCGATAATATTTTGGTATACGCCCGGTCCCTGGAAGTCGTTGCAGTCTCCGCCCGTTGTGATGCCAGCCGTTACTCTGAAATACCTGTAGGCCGCGTCGTCTACCCCGCCAAATGCCGCCACCCGTTGCAGCCGACCCGCCGTGGAATCAGTCAGCGAATCTTGAATGTTAGCGTTCGCCGCCGTACCCAGCAGGTTGAGTCGAGCCTGAATCTTCCCGAGCGCCGCCAGCACACTATCCGTCGCCGCCACCGCCGCAGAGCTGGCCAGCGACAACCCAGTCAGTACGGTGTTGCGAACGCGACTTTCGTTGAAATAGAGGTTCGTAGACCCCTCGGCCAGGGCATCGGTCGTGCCCGGCGACGGGTTGATCTCGGCGTATACCGAGCCGGTCCAGCGGTACTGGCGGGTCGGGTTCGCTGCGGTGCCCTGGTTGATGGCGATGTAGATTTTCCCGGTTTCGCCGGTCGCCGGAAACTCTGCGGTCGTCAGGTATTCCAGCACGTCATCGACGTAGCTCGGTAGCTGGCTGGCCGGAATGCGAGCGAACTCGTCGAGGGTCGGGATGCCGCCAGACACGCCGCGCTCGGTCGTGCTGATCTTACCGTCGAGGGCCGTTTGCAGGCCGGAGACGGTGCTGATCGCCTGCGAACCGGTATGGGTGGCCCGGTCGCGCAGCTGGGCATCCGTGGCATTCGCCGTGGCGCCGGTAGCGATGCCGTCCAGTTTCGTCTTCATCGCGCTGGCAGCCCACCATGCAGCGATCGCCTGGAACACGCGCTGAGCGGTCCAGGCACGGCGAGTCGTGGCGGTGCCGGCTTCGGCTTCAGCCTGGGTGACGGTCGAGGCCGTCCACTCGCGGGCGTCGGTGAGGCGGCTGTCGTTTGTGGAAATGCCCAGCTGCTTGACGGTGTTGTCGCTGTGCTTGGTGTATAGCTTGGCGTCGGCGGTATTGACCGCCAGTTCGCCAATTTCGAGGTCGGTTGCAAGCGGGACTTTAGCCGCCACGGTCGACTTCTTGGTGAGTACGCGCGCCATATTGATGGGCTCCGAACGGAATTAGAAGGTGCCGCCGTCGACCAATTCGACAGCCAGGGTGACGAAGCCATTGCTGGCGTCTTTGGTCATTGCCATCGAGGCGTTCATGCGAAGCACGCCGTCGGTGCCATCGGTTCCCCACAGGTAACCGGAAGTCCCGCCAGCCACTACGGCGACCTTTTCATCCGCAGTCCCCTCTGGAATGTTCAGTGCGGTCTTGAATGCGTTGAAGGTGAGCTTCTTCTCCTTCTGCCCGGCAGCCTCGCTGGCGTCGTGAATGATCAAGAGGTCGGTTGCGCCATCGACTGCGGCAAGAGTTGCCAAGTCATCGATTGCCGGAACGACTGGCAGCTTCGTTGTGGCGTCGGTCGCGACGTGCAGCGTTCCGCGGTCAGTGGTGACCATCGGCTCGCCGGCCAGCATTCCGGAGGTGGGCAGGTTGGCCTTGATGCCGCGTTTCAACTGAAGACGTGTTGCCATGGGTGTGATTCCTTAATTGAAGGTGCCGCCGTCGATGGTTTGCAGGTCGAGGTTGGCGCGCGCCTCGGCCTTGGCTTGTTCGGTCGTGAGTTCGGAGAAGCGGTTGCCGACCTGGAAAAAGTCGCCCGTTGCGGAGTTGACGCCGGGCGGACCCTGATCCCCTGCCATAACGACTACCGTCTCTGCGTCCGGCTCGAGCGCCACGGCGTATTCGCTGCCGGCCTCGATGACCAGCACCTCGGGATCACCGCAGATCGCAACAGTGCTCATGTGGTCACCTCGCGGCTGACGGTGACGGCCCCCTGCAGGTAGCGCTGGACGGTGCCGTCGGCATACTCGACTTCAAGGTCGTACACGCCATCGGTCCACGTAAGCGCGGCCGTTTGCGCTGCGCTCATGGTGCGAGTCAGCGTGCCGGGGCCAGCGATGGCCAAGCCGCCGGTCTCGGTCGTGAGCTCCAACAGCAGAGCGCCCCCGAGGCCGGCCCGGATCTGCATGCGGGCCTTAGCTCCGGTCAGGTCTACCGGTGGCTTGTAGATCAGCTGCCCGCCGGCTGGGTTGAGACCGAACGCGGATAGCGCGTTGATCTCCAGGGTGGCCGCGTCGACCACGGTGACGCGGTGCGGGCGTTCGCGCGGGGATCGGTTGACGCCCTGCATATTGCTGACACCTTCGACCCAGGCCAGCCAGTTGCCCGGCAGCCCGTGGTCCACGGTGAGGCGCAATGGCGCGCCGCCGATAGCTGTGATCGGCCGGTATTCGTAGCGCGGCTGCATCAGCCGCAGGGTGTCGCGCAGGGTCGAGCCCTGCACGATGTGCAGATCGAGTTTTGCTGGCTGCATGGTTGCTCCGGGCAAAAGAAAGCCCGCGCTTGGCGGGCTGTGCGTCGTTGTGTTGGGTCAGACCCAGGTGTAGCGCTCGCCGCCAACCAGGCTGCGCACCACCTGCCCGGTCACCGGGTTGTAGCTTCCGGTCTGAAAGTTGGTGTGGTGCTGCCAGAGCGCTAGATTGAAGTTGGCGCGGTCGTTGCGGTCACCCGGATAGAGGTTGCCAGTGGTGTGGTACCCAGCATCGACACCGGCAGGGGTGATGCAAGCGCTGGCTGTGTACTCGCAGAAGTCTGCCTTCTCAGCCCGCACGATTGCGCCGCGCACCTTGTTCGAGAACTCGTGCGCCAGGTTGACCGTGACGTTGAACGTCGTGGCGAACCCGGCAGCGAACACGCGATTGACCGACGGCGCATCCTGCCTTGGCTGGGTGCCGGTTTGGTGCGTGGTCGGCACGGGATGAGCACCGCTGAAACTGAAATTCGACGTGCCGCCGAGCGCCATGTTGAAGACTCGACCGCTGGCCGTCTGCTGGTCAGTCCAGTGCAGGTTGAAATACTCGTCGAACGCCCCGCCCGCATAGGAGGCATAGCCGATGACCTTGCGGGTGATGGTGTAGGTATCCCAGTAGTAACGCCCGCCTGGCCCGGGGGCCGGGCTTCCCTTGGCCAGCGTGGTTTCCGCATCCACGCGCAGGGTGACCAGCTGCGCCACGCCCGCAGCGTCGTACCAGGCACCCGTCACTATCTCGACGCGGGACGTGCCTACAGAGGTTCCGGTCGAGTAGCGAAACGCATCGGAGCATGGGTCGGCCGAGCTGGTACTGCAGGACGCCGGCTCGCCGGAGCCCTCCAGCGACCAGCTGGGCGTCCATTCGTAGTCGCTCTCGCCCACGATGCCGCCGCTCCCGATACGCAGCACGTGAACCCGCTGCTGGAGATCGGCGCCGTTCTGGCTGCTGACCACAACGCCTGCGCACTGCTCGTAGTTGGCCACGACACGGTAGGTCATCGCCGTGACGCCAGCGTTGAACACCAGTTCGATCAACGCCAGCGGCCCGCTATAGGTCACGTCGTTGATCGCGATCTGATAGGGAGAGACCTGGTTCGAGGTCCTGCTTAGCGCGAAGATCCAGCGGAGCCCGTCCGGGCTGATGTCGACAACCTGCGCGCGATTGAAGTCGCTCGGCACGTTACCCAGCGCAGACAGCGGCACCTGTTGGTCGGCGATGCCCGTCTGCACGCCAGCACGCACCAACGCATAAGCGCCGAAATTGGTTATCGATGGGTCCACCGCTCTGAACGAATCGCCGACCCGAAGGAGCCTGATGGCAGGATTTCCCCTGGCCCAGTGCCGGAACAAGTTGTCGGTGCCGCTCCCGTTGGTGATGGCCACGTTCCAGAGAGCCGCCTCGGGATCATCCAGTACGGTGGTCACCTCAGGCATGCCGTTGTCCACCAGAAACGTGGACGGGTGCGCCTCGTTGCCGATTTCCGGCGCCATGACCTTCCGACCGCTGGGCAACTCGATATAGGGCGCCCCGGTGAGCGGCACGACATGCCGACCGTGCCATCCGAAGCCGAACTCGACGACCTGATCATTCAGTGGCAGGTCAGCTAGTGACATTCTCGAACTCCAGGACCACCTCGGCATCGTTGGCGTCAGTCATATGCACGCGCCGGACGGCGCGCACGCTGAAGAACACCATGCCATCGGTGGATGGGCGGTTTACCGCGGCGTAGTACTCGCGGCTATTGGCCGTCTCTGTCAGTGGGCTGGCAATGCCGCCGGCCGCCGATGGCGGGGGCGCCTTGTAGTCGCCCCTGCCGCGCGAGGCTGGCAAGGCGCCGACCGGCTCTATGCTTGGCAGCGAACGGCGCGGAGGCTGCGGCCGAGTGAGGCGGTTGATGTCCTGTACGACCGTGGTGCCGCGACGGCTGTTCTCCATCGCATCGCCAAGCGCGCGCCGCGCCGCCTCATTGGCACGGCCTAGCGCCCGGCGGCTCTGCTCCATTGCCTGCCCGGAGGCTCGGCGGCTATCGCCGAGAGCCATCACACCACCGGAGTAACGGGCACGCTGAACCAGTTGCCCTCGCCGTCGCTGACGTAGAGGTTACCGGCCAGGTTATCCAGATACAGCCCCGGCACCTCATTCCAAGCAGAGCCCGGCGGCGTATCGCGCACCTTCATGCTTGCAAGCCATGTCCACTCTGCGCCGTCGCCAACTGCAACGCGACGGTCGGACGAGCCTTCCCGTGAGACATAGAGCGCCCCAGCAGCAGGCGTACCAGACGGAGCGCCTGTGCCGACATTGCTCGGGGCAACCCGCATCCAGAACAGGCCGACCCCGTCGGTGACAGCGAGATACGTTGCGGGCGGCACTTCGGCCTGATCAATGTAGTGATCACCAGGGTTATTCGGCTGAACCGAGGTCGGCTCGCCTTCGCCGGTAAATATGTGCTGCGGCATCTGTCAGTCTCCAGTCGTAAGGATGTTGCCGCCCGCATCTGTCAGCGGCTGGCCTTGTTCGTCGGTGAGTGCTCCTGCCCCACCGCCCTGCTCGAGCGCCGCAATGCGCGCTTCCGCCTCGGCAATTCGGGTCAGCAGTGCGTTGAGCTGGCCCGCGGTTACGGCGCAGTAGATGACGCTGCCGCCAGGCCAGAGCTGGTCGGCGGTGCCCTCCCTCGCCCGCGTCAAAGTCGCGGCGCCGCTGACGACAACAGCATCGACGATCTCCCAGCGCGTGCGCAGCGCATCGGAGAGCGTCAGCCGATAGCTGCCGTCCGGCAGGGCCAGCACAGCCGAGGTCGCTCCCTGAGCCATCTCGATGGGCTCGAGGTAGTTGTTGATGTAGGCCATCACAGCTCCAGCAGATCGTTGGGGATGCCGACGCGATACAGCACGGCGGCATCTAGCAATTGTTCGTCGCGTTGAGTCGCAGGTATCTCCGCGGCGCTAGCAATCATCCGACGCGGGAATTGCTCGGCGTTCGGGTTGTTCTGGCTGTAGTTGCCCGAGAACCCGTCCAGTTCTTCGTCATACGGCGGGATGCCTGTTCGGCCTCCGAGCTGGGTTGGCAACGGGGTGTAGAAGACGTTGCCCTCGCCTTCGCCGATCTGGCCTTCACCCAGCCGGCCGGGCAGCGTGAGCGGGTCACTGACGCCGCCACCGCGCATGATGGCAATGCTGATCGTGGTCACGGCTGAGCCGGAGCCCAAGTCGAAGCTATCGACGATTCGCCGGCACTTGCCGCTGGCGTTCACGCCCTGATCGGTGACCTGCAGGGTGTGCACAAGGTCAACGCCAAGCGCCATGCTCGTCGGCACCTGCCAGGACACCGTTGTTTCGCGGTGCGCGCCGATGATCTCGACCTGCCCCATGCGAAGCGCCACAGTCATGGCCGCGTTGCGGCGGGCGTCGTTCGGGATGTCGAATGCGCCACCGCTTCCATCAATCGGCCCGTCAGTCCAGGCTTCGGCCAGATCGCTCTCGACGTTCACCGTTGCCGACGAGCGCTGCACGATGCTGGTGGCCGCGGACTCACCCGCCGTGGTGGCCAGCGTGAGGCTGTACGTCTCGGTCACGGTCTGCACCCAGCGCCGCGCGCCGGTCCATGTCACGCCGAGCAGGAGGTCGTCGTAGACGTTGGTCCAGCCGACGCCAGTGCCACATGGGTCGGCCATGGTCAGCGGCAACAGGTAATAATCTGGGTTGAGCACCGTCTGAGCATTCTCTGATGCTGCTTGATCGACCATCCCGATCTGCGGCAGCTCGGTCGGATCGGTGCGCCACTGGCAGAAGCCTGCAATGTCATCGAGGCCAAGCGTGCCAGGGTGGCGCCAGACGTAGCGCTCGTTCAGCTGCCACAGCCGGTTGTAGCGGTAGCCGAATTCGATCTCGACGCGATTAGTTGAGTCGTCCAAGTCCGACTGCTGCAGGTCAACGGTCTGATAGAGCGTGGTGCCAGGCCCGAACACGAACTGTGGAGCCGTGGCGTACCAGCTGGTGACCCGCAGATCGCCAGTCGGCGAGCAATCTAAGCTCACCGGCCGGGTGCTCAACCGCTCGCGGGCGTAGTCCCAATGGCTGCGCCCCTCGACTTCTTCGAACACATCCGCCGACCAGAAGCCACCCACCAATGAATCGATCGCCGCGACAGTCATGCCTTCGACTCGCTGCTGCAGCTGGTCCGAGCATTCGCACGTCAGCACCCGGCTGACCGGATTCCAGTTGGCGATGCTGATCTGGCCCGTGTAGCGGCGCGCCTCGGTCGTCGCGCCCTGGCTCGTGCTGATGTAGTCGATCGATACCGGCCTGCCCTTCCAGTCTGGCGGCACAACGGCAACGCCTGGCGCAATGTAGAGATCGAAGCCAGCAATGCCAGCCGCGCCCTCTTCCCGGTCGACGGTGACGGTTCCTGTCAGCTGCGCCGTGCGGTTCACGCCGTCAACCAACACGCGCAGCGCCCACACGAACGACTGCCCGCGCACGATGTATTCCGGTTCAGCGGCAGCACTCGCCAAGCCGTTCAGCGGCACGGCGTTCAGTGGCGAGGCGTTAAGCATTAGGTTTCTTCCCAGGTGATGGACCAGCTATGGCTGGCAGTTCCTGAATCTTGCGTTTCGGATGGCCGGCGAGCCTTGACGCTATAGATCGGCATCCAGCAGACGCGGTAGAGGGCAGCGCTGGTGACGGACGTAACGGTCGCGACGCCATCGGTGACGCTGCAGACCGTATTGACCCAATCGTCGCCGACCAGCGCCTGAGCCCACGGCGCCACGTCAGGCCGCGGCGTTCCGCGCAGCGTGTATGTCAGGTCTGTGCCCGTCACGCTCTGCACCTTGGTCGACCGCAGCTCCATCGGCTGGCTGTAGTCCAGTCCGTGCAGGCCGGGCGGCATCCAGCCAGTCCCGCTGATTGAGCCGGACATGCGCTCCCAATGCGTCATCGATACCAGTGCGCCGTCGCTCATCCGCATCGACGTTTCGCCGCCAATGGGCTCCTCGCTCAAAACCGGCGCGCCAGCGTGGAGCACGATCGGCACGCCGCCGAGCATGATTTGAGGTTGTGGCATTTCTCAGGCTCCAGAAACGACGAAGCCCCGCACGAGCGGGGCTGGTTTGGCCTAGCGGAAACTAGTTTCTTGACAAGATTCCAATACTGAAACCGATCACTTCGTTGATTTTCCCACGCCAGAGCATTCCGGGGTCGGACGGAACGAATTGACCGTGAGTGAGCAGCTTCGCGTTGCTTAGGTGGATATAGATCGGCGCGCTAGGCTCCTCCCCATCGTCCTTCTGCACGTAACGTTCACGCCACGCATTGAATATGTCGTCAAATGATGATCGCAGCTCGTCGGTCCCCCACCGCTCAGCTAGTAACGCCTTCTGCTGATCCATGTATTTGGCGCCCCCAATGATCGTCCCAGTAACAATACCGGCAGCAGTCGTCAGAGTTACGCCAATCTCAACCCCAAGGTTTGCGCTGTGGACCAGCGTCTGAAGCATCCAGTCGCACTCAGAGTTGACCAATGTCAGTGCATCCGCATCATTCATTTCCGTTTCCTTCAGGAGGGAGTGGACCTCGATGCTAGCAGTCCGATATCAGAATGCGCTACGAGTGAGTTCTCCCATGCTTTCGAGCCGTCCTACTGAGCAGGGCTTCGAAAGAGTCTCGCGGCAAGATAACTTCTAACTGGTTGCCACCATCAACGAGCGTGGCCTTGCCCCAGTTTTCAAGGCCAGACAAAGCGGATGGCTGCATGCTGGCGACGGTCCCGACCATTCCGCCATCGGCGAACCGAGGGATGGGGATGCCGCTGTTGAGCATGTCGAGGTGCCGCCGGCCAAGTTTGCGCACGGCCGCAGCGTTGATGACGTACTCGCCGTTAGACAGGTAGGCCGGAATGCTGTCGCTGGTTCCCGTGCCTGGGCCGCTGATATATCCGCCAGTGGCGAACTTCTGCGGCGCCGGGCCTGGGTCTTGCAGGGTGTAAGGCTGGCTGAAGTCGTACTGCGCGCCGATCTTGACGATGATTTCACGCTTGGCGAGAGCATCCAGAGCGGCCTGCACCTGTGCAAGCGCGGCGTCATCCATCTTCACGCTGACAGGCATAAGTATGCCGAGCTGTTCCCGAACTCCCGCTACACCCTCGCCCGCATCACGCCGACCTTCGGCAACTTCACGCAGACCTGGCTCGACAGCAAGCACATCGGCTTTCACACCCGGCGCAACTACCTACGCGTGCTCAACAAGTACTGGATGCCGCATTGGGCGGACCGGAGGCTGGACGAGATCTACCCGTCAGACGTGCGCGCGCTGATGAGTCGCCAGGACTGGAACTCCATCACCGACCGCAACGCCGCGGTGCAGGCGGCCAAGGCCATCTTCGCCGCCTCGGTGCTGGACGGCATCATCGCGGAGAACCCGATGCGCTCGGTTGAACGGGCTCGTGCTCCTGAGCGAGACATCGACCCGTTCACTCCGGCCGAGCGTGACGCGATCCTGGCCGACCTCTACGCGCACCAGACAGGCGCCAGGCTGACCTATGCGTCGTTCTTCAAGCTGGCCTTCTACACCGGCATGCGGACTGGCGAGCAGCTGTCATTGCGCTGGGCTGACGTTGACCTGCCCGGCCGATCGATTCGCGTGCGCGCCACCCTGGAAAAGGGCGAGGTGCGGGAGAACACCAAGACCAAGCGCGTGCGCAAGGTGCTACTCGTCGACCAGGCTGTCGAGGCGCTGCGGGAGATGCAGCAGCTCACCGGAGACGGCGAGTTCGTCTTTGCGCCAACCAGCGGCAAGGACGGGCACATCACTAACGTCGTGAGCACCGCCTATCATCTGAAGCAGAGCATGAAGCGGCTGGGCATTCGTCCGCGCCGGCAGTACGATACCCGGCACACCTATGCGACCGTCTGCCTGTCCGCTGGGATGGCGCCGGCCTTCATCGCGCAGCAGCTCGGCAACAGCATCCAGACGCTGCTCAAGCACTACGCGAAATGGATCAACTCGAGCGCCGACTGGGCCGAACTGGACAAGCTGAAAATGCCGAATCGGTACGAGATTGGTACGGCGAGCCGAAGCGAAGCGACTGAGCCAGCGCAGCAGTAG